TGCAACGGAGAAAGTGTGGAATCCTACTCCGGAGGGAGAGCATCTGACCGTTCTTCCGGCAGGGTATCATCCGCCAAAGTCGATGGAGACGTTTCTGTTTCTTCAGGCCGAGATGCTTCGGCGACTGATTCAAGAGGCAAATGACCGGGAGCTGCTGGTGGCACAGCACAAACTGTCGGATCAGCCGGACGCGTTCCTTCTCGCCCTGGGTCCAGGACTCCGAAGCCCAAGGTTCGCGGAGGAGCTTATGCAGATCCGGACGATGGACGACCTTCAGGAACCGATCGACCTGTGGAGGAAGAAGGCCAAGGAGATTCTGAAGATGAATGTTCCACTGAACGAGACGAAGGAGGATCGTGAGCGGGCGATGAATCTGACGCTCGAGCCTTACCTTGACTTGATTCTCCGATAATGTCACTATCGAGTGCTTTTCAGACATGCTCCGGATGAGTCACCTCGCCATGGCGAATGACTCCGCTGCTCCCCCCACACCACCGGCAGGTCCTTCCGCAACTTCTCCAGGCTGAGTCCCTCCGGCTCATCGCCACGCAGGATCGCCTCCATGATGTCTGGGGCCAGCGACGTGATAGAATCGGGCGTGGTTGCTGGAGGTTCCGACGTGTATCAAACCACAGCCGTCCCGATGAACCCCGCGACGAATCTGACCTGCAAGATGTGCACGATTCACCTGGAGAGGTTGTGCTACGGGCGAGCCTGGTGGTTCCGCATGGTGCGCGAGTGCTTCGCCACTGGAATTCGGCTGTTCGCGGTGATCTACTGGATTCGCCCTAGCGACTACAAGGTTCGCTCCAGCATGTGTCACAACTGCATTCGGTTCCGCAAGAACGCCCTCAAGGAGCGATCGCGCCTGTTCGCCTGGTTGGATCGATACCTCAATCCGGTGTTCAATCGCATCCGGGACTCTCTGCTCACGCCCACGGAACTCGATCAGGCACGCGAGTTGGCTGCCCGCGCTGGCGATCCGTCATTTGACCCAAGACCGTAATGGTGGTGGTGTCGCTGCTCCCCCCACACCACCGGCAGCTCCCTCCGCAGCTTCTCCAAACTCATGCCCTCGGGCTCATCACCCCGCAGAACCGCCTCCACGATGTCGGGTGCCAGCGACGTCAGCCGCAGCATCCGCCCGACGTAGGTGCGGTCCGCACCGACCGCCTGCGCCAGTTCATCCACGCTCGCGTACTCGCCCGACTCGAGCTGCCGCTGCCAGCGGTACCCCCTGGCGATCGCCTCGACGAGCGTCCGGTTGGCGTCGCCGATGCGGGCCGTGGCCGCCGCCGCCGACACCGGGGTCGAGTCGCCATGGGTCAGCACCATCTGCCGCCCTCTGCGGCGACGGAGTTGCATGGGGATGTGGACCACCACCGCGTCGCCGTCGCGACGAACGCGGAGGCCCGGGTACTGGACCTGCTGCTGGTCCTCAATCTGCGTCGCGTCATGCATGGGCTCTCTCCAAAGGCTGCAGTTCCTCGACGATCTGCTCAATCCCGTTGGTCCGGAACCGGATGTCGATGCCGGTGGTACTGACCGTGATCTGCTCGATCAGGAGCTGGGCCACTCGTTGCTGCTCCTCAGGGATCAGCACGTCCCAGATTGGATCGAGGGCCCGCAGCGCCTCGCCAACCCGGTCGAGCTCCACCGGCGCGGCTCGCTTCACCCGATCCTCCAGGCCGCGGATGCTGGCGTCCAGCGACTTCAGCTCACCATGGAGCCGCTTCAGTTCCTCGGCCATGAAGCCGTCCTGGCCGCCAAGCTTGAGCACCGCCCGGATGGCCTTCTGCGTCTGCTCGCGGCGCTGGCGTAGCTCGTCCAGGCTGGCCAGCGTCTGCGGGTCGGGGCCCGTTGCGCCCGACTTGGCGATCTCGCGGTAGGTCCGGGCGATCACGTCGGGGTGGCGCAGGATCATCCGCAACTGGGCCACCACCGCCGTCTCGATCTGGCCGCCAGGCAGGACCGGCAGCGGGCACTGGCCGTAGCCGGTCTTGACCTTCCTGGTGCAGGTGTAGTACCGATACTCGCGGCCATCTCGCCTCGTCCAGTTCGGCATGACCCGACTGCCGCAGTGGCCGCAGCGGATCATCCGGCGCAGCAGCACGAACCGGCGCACCTGGTGCTTGTGGGTGTAGGTCTTGTTCGCGTGCAACTGGGCCTGAACCCGCTCGAATTGCTTGACCGACACGATGGCCTCGTGCTCGCCGGCGTAGACCTTGCCCTTATGGACGATCTGGCCCAGATACTTGCGATTGGTGAGCACGTCGTACACCTTGCCGCCCGTCCATTCCTTGCCGCCGCGGGGCTGGCCGCGCTTAGAGGTGTACTGCTTGGTACGGATGCCCTCGGCGTTGAGCGCGATGGCGACCTTGCGGCAGGACTCGAGTTTCTCGAAGCGGTCGAAGATGGCCTGCACCAGTTTGGCCTCGTCCCGGTTCACGACGAACTTCCGGTCGACCACGTCCAGGCCGAGGATGGGGCCCCCGCCCACATACTTGCCTTGCTGGGCGGTGGCCAACTTCTTGTCGCGAATGCGCTCGCCGATGATCTCACGCTCGAACTGCGCGAAGCTCAGCAGGATGTTGAGCGTCAGCCTGCCCATGGAGGTGGTGGTGTTGAACTGCTGGGTCACCGAGACGAAGCTGACGTTGTGCTCGTCGAACAGGTTGATCAGCTTGGCAAAATCCAGCAGCGAGCGACTCAGTCGGTCCACCTTGTAGACCACCACGCAGTCGATATGCCCCGCCCGAATGTCCTCAAGCAGGGCCTTGAGCGCCGGCCGGTCCATGTTGCCGCCGGTGAACCCGCCATCGTCGTAGCGATTGCGCAGGCACTGCCAACCTTCATGCCGCTGCGACGCGATGTACGACTCAGCCGATTGCCGCTGGGCGTCCAGGGAGTTGAACTCTTGGTCCAGGCCCTCCTCATGACTCTTGCGAGTGTAGATGGCGCAGCGGACACAGCGTTTGGGTTGGCTCATGGCTGACCTCGCTTGGGATTGGCCTGGATGCCGAAGAAGCGATGGCCACTCATGTGCGAGCCGGTGATGGCGCGGGCCGCCGCGGTCAGGCTGCGGTACACCTTGCCGCCGTAGCGGTAGCCGTCGGCTTCGACCACCACCTCGTACCGCTCGCCGTGCCACTCGCGCAGCAGCCGCGTGCCGACCGACAGAACCGACCTGGCATTCCTTCGCGCGGTGGCCGCCTTGACCGGCCGACCATCCGCCACCGCGTCGAGCTGCTTGCGGGCCTCTTTGCTCAGCCCGCCGTAGGCCAGTTCCTGGATGCGGTACGCCAGCCGGCGCATCAGGTACTGCCGACCCAGCCGTCCAGGGTCGGTGCCCATCAGGTCGGTCCAGCGCTTCCGCAGTTGGTCCACCGGCATGCGGTTGAGTTCGTCGATCTGGGCCAGAACCGTCTTGTCCATCATGTCACCTCGCATTCGGTCCGGTCGTCGGACGTGGTGACACTGAGCCTCGTTTTGCGAGGAAACTCAAGGCGATCTGCACCACAAAAGCGACTCTTTTTCGCGGCCAGACGATGCACGCCGCGGGCCAGGATCTGGGCCAGTTCATCCAGCCGCTCGTCGGCCGAGGCCGGCACCTTTCCGTCAGGGTTCATGGCAACCATGCGCCGCCCTCCTGGTTGGTCAGCGCCTGACGAATGTGCCCGATCTGCCGGCGGATGGTCGCCTGATGGCGGCCGGTCACAGCGGCGATCCGCGAGATGCTCAAGCCCAGCATCAGCCCCTTGCAGATCTGCTGCTGCAGCGGCGTCAGGTGCGCCAGCAGCACCGGAACGTCGTCCTCCGACACGGCGTCCTCGGGCGTGCGCAGGTCCAGAATGACCTGTCGCATCTGGCCGAGCCGGTCCATGAAGCGCTGGTGTCGCCCATTGCAGCGGGCCAGCATGCGGATGCGGTGGTCCAGTAGCCGGCACAGGATGGTCTTCTCACTGGCGGCGTGCGCCTTGGCCGCGTCGAACGTGAACTCGTGGATCACCAGCGCCAGCTCCTGCATGGTGTCCGGCCACGCTTCCTGCGGCACGCGGAACCGCAGCATGCGGGCGATGGCCAGCTTGATCTGCCACTCCTTCAATCCCCCGACGTACTGGTTGAACAGTTCCCGGATCTGATGTTTCGGCATGGTTGGGCTCTCCGTGACCAGGTTCTCGCTGCGCGATCGGGCCTGTCCCGACGCGACTGGCGGAATGGTCACGGTGGAGCCGGTGCCACGTATCTAGCCGTCGATGTGATCGGCCAAGATCACATGATCGTCATGTGACGATCACATGACATGGCACCGGTGCCAAAAGCGCTCACATGATCGTCATGTGAGCGCTCATGTGATTTTCGGTGGCACTGCGCGGAATGAGTGGGCTGCGGCAATAAGCACTACAGACGCGGGACAGCGAGACCTGCCCTGCGTCCTGGGAGTCCGCCATGCCGCAGACCGAATCCAATCTGGCCATCGACCTGGGCGTGCTCAGCGCCGAGCCGGCCAACGAGTACCACGCCAAGGCCGGGCAGTTCCTGTCCAGCCACCAGCTCATCGACTTCATGTCTTGCCCCTGGCTCTACCGCAAGAAGCAACTGGGCATGGTGCAGGACGAAGATTCGCCGGCCCTGCTGCTGGGCCGGGCCGCCCACACCCGCATCCTCGAGGGCCGCGACGCACTCGAAGGCCAGTTTGCCCTGGGCGGTCCCATCAATCCCCGCACGCAGAAGCCGTTCGGCTCGGGCACCAAAGCCTTCCTGGAATGGGCCGAGGCGCAGGGCAAGCCCGTCCTCTCGCATGAGAACCTCGATTTGATCGAGCAGATGGCCTGCGGCGTGGCCATGAACGACGAGGCTGTGGACCTGCTGCTATACGGCCGGTCCGAAGGCGTGATCCGCTCGCCCTACTGCGATACCCCCTGCCAGGTGCGCCTGGACTGGGTCCACCCGCACCGGGGCATCGTCGATCTCAAGACCACCGCCGATCTGACCTGGTTCGAGAACGAAGCCAAGCGGCGGCGCTACCACCACCAGATGGCGTTCTACCAGGCCGTGCTGGCCCAGGTGATCCAGCAAGCGGTGCCGGTCCACCTCATCGCCGTGGAAAAGATCGAGCCCTACCGCTGCGGCGTCTGGCGCGTGGGTGACAACACCCTGGCCATCGCCCGGCAGGAGAACGAAGACGCGATCGCTCGGCTGCGTCGGGCCTGGGAGATCGACGCCTTCCCCACCGGCTACGAGGTCATCCGCATCCTCGACATCTACTGACATTTCGCGCCCGGGCGGGACGGCGTGCCGTGCGGCAGGGATGCCCGCATGGATGCAGACGGCCGGACTCCCTACGCCCGCCCGGGCGCTTTTTCAGCAACGAACGACGCACCCCCAACCCAACAGGAGCCACGACGTGATCCAGAACTTTCGCAACAGCGACCCGCCCACCTCGGCACTGGCCGGACAGGAGGTGGAGACCCGCGGCCTGGCGCGGCGGCACCGCACCATGTGTCTTGACCACATCCTGAAGACGCCCGGGCAGACCGCCCGCGAGATCGAGGACGAACTGGGCATCAAAGCGCACAAGCGACTGCCGGAGCTGCGCCGCGGCGGCCTGGTCCGCAACGGCAAGCCTCGACCCTGCTCGGTTTCCGGCAGGCTGGCCCTCACCTGGCACCCCCACATCATCAACCCCCAACCAGGAGCTGTCGCATGACCCTCATGAACACACTGATCCAGAGCACCACGCCCACGCCGCCCAAGATGATCGTCTATGGCCAGCCCGGGGTCGGCAAGACCACTTTCGCGGCCTCGGCCAACGCGGTCCTGCTCGATTGCGAGAACGGGGCCGGTGCCGTCGCCGGCCTGACCCGCACGCCGTACCTGCAGTCCTGGCCGCAGATGCGCAAGTGGCTGGTCGAGCTGGCCGACCTGGACCAGGCCGATGCGCCGCAGGCCATCGCCATCGACACCATCGACTGGATGGTCCAGCGCATCATCGAGCACGTGGTGCACGACCTGGACCCCAAGGCCGGGTCCGACCTGACCTCGACGCTGGGCACCGCACACGGCGGCTACTTCAAGGCCCGTGAGATCGTGCAGAACATCGTCTACCGCGACCTGCTGCCGATGCTCAACGCCGTGGCCGAAACCGGGGCCGCCGTCATTCTCCTGGCCCACGCGGCCAACACCAAGATCACCACGCCTGAAGGATTCGACCAGCGCCTGGCCTCGCCCGACCTGCCGCACTGGATCGCGCCGCCATTCATCGAATGGGCCGACGCCGTCCTCTACGCCCAGCGCCAGGATGGGCAGCGTCTGCTGCTGACCGAGGGCAACAACGTCGTCCTGGCCAAGAACCGCTACAGCCTGCCGACCCAGCTCCCACTCGAATGGCCCGCGCTCATGCAGGCGCTTGGTGGAGCGGAGGTCGCGTCATGAAGATCGACTACACCGTCCTCTCCGACAGCGACCTGGAGCAAATGGCCAAGGACGAACTGCGCAAGCAGATTCGAATGGAAGCGGAAGCCGAAGCGTGCCAGCGGATGGTCTTCGAACTGCAGATTCAACTCGCCGAGCGGGCCATGTCCCGCAAGTCCATCAAGCACGGAGACATCGTCACGGTCCACTTCCGCGAGCGACAGCGGGACTTCCTTTACGAAGGTGTGAATCGCTTCCACTGGTCTCTGCGTCCGCGAATCAACCTTCGCGCCTTCACAGCAAGCGGCAAGCCCTTCAAGAGAGGCGATTCCTACGGGCTCTCCCTCATCCCCTACATCACCAGAAAGGAACAGTCACATGGCTAACCTGAACGGGTTCAACGCGAACGAAGTCGAGCCGACGCTCTCGTTCGACCCGCTGCCGGCGGGCAAGTACCTGGTGGCCATCACCGCCAGCGAGAAAAAGCCCACCAAGAAGGGCGACGGGACCTACCTGCAGTTCGAGTACACCGTGCTAGAGGGCGAGTACAGGGGCCGCAAGGTCTGGGATCGGCTCTGCACCGACCACCCCAACGACCTGACGCAGAAGATCGCCCGCGGCAACCTCTCGGCCATCTGCCGCGCCGTTGGCGTGATGCAGCCGCGCGACTCCGTCGATCTGCACAACATCCCGCTGGTCATCTCGGTCAAGTGCAAGAAGCGTGACGACGCCGGCGGCGACGGCGAGATCACCAACGAGGTGAAGGGTTACGAGCCCAAGGCCGTCGCCGCCGGTCGGCCCCAGCAGGCTCCGATCAACAACACCACCCCGCCGTGGAAGCGATGAGGAGCCACAGCGCCATGGAACTCACACTGCCGTTCCCGCCGAGCGTCAACCACTACTACCGCACGTTCCATGGCCGCACCTTGATCAGCCGGGCGGGCCGGGAGTACCGCAGAGCGATCTGCGGGCTCCTGGCCC